CTCATAACTACTTCTACATCTTTATCATAATCCACATACGACAATCCAGAAAATAAAGTTCTCAAATCAAGAGGACACACCACTTGTAATAGCTTATCATGCCAAACAAAACCGCGTTTTAAAAACGAAATTTCGTCTATCTCCTGAAAAGGAACTGTTATTGGCCTTTTATTCGAATCCGTAAAATCCATGCCCAGAGATATAAAGAATTCCTTCATAGACAAAGCATTCAAAATATGAGAATTAACACGAATAACATTTAATTTATCGTCGCCATAAACAAAATCGTCTATCTGGTACCAAAAATTTTCCAAAGTAGGTCTCAACTTGGCACTAATTAATGTCCTATAATACCACATGGCCGTATAAAATTTATTAACCATACTGTTCATAATGGCAGTAAGAAAACTACCAGAGGACATCGAATGGGTGGTCAAATACATATCATCTTGTACAACAAGCAATGAATGAATAATACTTTCCAACAAAATAGAGGCAGCAACTTTGTGTTCTCCTTTATAAAACTCCAAAATCACATCAATCACAGCTCGTTGTACTTGACTAGGCATTCGTCCGTCCCATTTTTTAATGTCCCCTGCAAAAAACTTACCTTTAGTTAACTTGTTATAAATCTTTGGCCATTCCCTAATGGGGTTGCATCCTATCATAATCTGGTTAAAAGCACGATTTTGTATAATATACTCGACCATTTGCCCAAAATATTTTTTGGTCAAAACTTGGTTAAAAATGGTTCCAACCCTAAAACTTCGAGGCTCTCCAGCCTTCTCATCTCCTCGCAACTCATCTTTTAGAGTTTCAACCCAAATCAATTTTTCCCAATCCGGTTCATAACTATCTAGTTGATTTTCAAATTCGGTTAGCTCACTTCGGAAAACTTCAGTATAAGTGTTGGAAGCGAAATCAATATAATAAGACTTCTCTTTCTCACACTTAAACCCATTTGAAGATTTCTTGTTTAAGCTAGCCAACCACTCAGTACCACCAACCACCTCAGATTCAGCCATGTCTTCAAAATCGCGCAACATACTACGTAGGACTATCTTCCCAAACTCTATTTCTCTTGAGTCCACAACAACACACGGAGAAAAAGACTTTTTCGCTACGTCCTTAACTGTGTGATGACCATAACATCTGAGATTTGCGGGAGATCTTGTCACAGGGTAAATTCCAAACAGAGGGGAAGGCCCAATACTAGAGAGACTGGGAACCACAGCATGCACATCAGCCTCTAACTTAAGAACACTGACATCTTGTCCTCTCACTGGTTTCCACTCAAAGGGTAGTTCACACCCTACTCGAGTATCAAACAAAATCTTGAGTTTCTGTCTCAAATCACTACTCCACAAAATCGAAACACCTTGACCACGTGCTGGATCTCCAGCAACATGCATTCCTAAAACGCCATTTTCTACAGAATACAACAAAGATCCACACAAACCCATTTGTTCGAAATCATAAGTGGCATAATTACCTTCAACCAATGTGCCTACAAACACTGAGCCATCCGGCCACGGCTGTCTATATTGTCTGACACTAGTTTTCAACTTCCCCTCTACTTTACCAATAGGTAGCCAACCACCAACTGACACTAAAAAGCCAGCGGACTGACGTCCATCCTTATCGGGTTTAAACAAATGAGCAAGTTTTTTGAAAGGAGAAGGAAAAGACGAAGCAAATTTATATACGCCCAGATCCT